CGCGTATATAAAACTCCGTGTATCCCTTCGTCAAAGTAAGCAAGCGTTCCACTACTATTTTCAACGGTTCGATACATTGTACCGCACTAAACAACCCTAAAGCTACCCCTCTAATGACAGAATAAGGATTCTGAAATAAAGGTGGATTAATAAAAGCGCAAATTTTGGCTAAAACTCTACCAGGTTTAGGGCCAAAACATTTTCCTCGTTCTGTTAAATATACCATATTAGAACAGAACTGTACTTCTCTGAGGATATCCCTATGGATATTATCACATTTGAAACCAAGTCGGAACAACCGACCCCAGTCTGGTCTCAAATCAGGTGAATGGCTAAGAGCATTATCATCTCCCTGCACCAGCATGCGAAATTTGTCTTGGACCAAAGAAAATGGTCCACCTCCACTTAAACAATAAGCATGCATTAAGCCATTTAAAATGGAGTTCATGAGACTTGTATAAGGATCCCCTGACTTACGGGTTCCAACTACTTTATACTTTATCCCATGACTGGTAACTCCATGAGTGTGAATATTAGCTCGCATCAAATCTAGAACAGCACATTTTGCTCCAAATTTTTTAGCTAACCACACTTCCAATTCGCATAATTCCTTACATATGCTAGCGTCATACGATGACACATCATTTTCGAACAACTTATACTCAGGAATATCTATATGAGCTACGGTCTCAAAATTATTTGCTCCACTAGTGAAGAAAATCGCGAACCATTTTGACCATATTTTCTTAACCTCTGATTGTATGGACATAAATGTCGGACCCGTTAAAGAGATGAACTCAGGTTGCGCGCCCTGGATCAATCTTGGCGGTTTATCAACATAACCGTTTGGTGTATCATATAAATTATTCTCCTGTTTAATAAATGCTTTTCGTTTAGTATACTGATACAATTGATTCCTACTCAATTGCGAATCTTCAGTTATTCCTTCTTTTTGCAATCTATCATGAGCTTGCCTGATAATCTCCTTAACCATCGGAGAAGCGTTCGAATTTTTTAAATAAATTTCCATCGAAACTGGTTTTCTTTTTTTTAGTTTCGGGAATAGCCACTTATAATTGGCTTTAACCCAAATGATAAACTGATGCATTTCATCTGGGTCAACTTCTGGTGTTGCCTTAAGCGCACGCGCACAAAGTGATGCTTTCTCATTGTGCCATGTTGATG